TCTTCGGCAACAGAAAACATCTCATTAGCATTGCCATTGCGGATAGCCTTTGCATTCAACTTCGTAGAACCACCATTCAGGTCAATCAGAGCAGAACGCAGGGAGTCTTGCACGTCATGCGCAGAATAATGTGTCGCATCACCACGACCATGACGGCTATCAAGAGCCAGTCTTACGATCTCGTTAGTATTAGCCATTATTATTAAAACCTCCTCTTATAATTACTTTGCGTAAACAGCGATGTTATAGAACGTCAGAGTTCCGCGAGTCTCTACATGCTCAATCTTACCAATGTACAGACCAGAGGACGGCTTAGAAGCACCAACAGTCAGAATGTGCTCATTCTTAGCAACCGACACAAAGGCACCAACCTTTGCTGCTGTTGCGTCCTTAAAACCATCTGCGGTTACAGAAAACTCATCAAAAGCGTGCAGACGATAACCACGGATACACTTGCCTGCCTCGTTGATATACTCAGTCAGATCAACATGATTTCTATAAGTCTTACCCATCTCCGGTTCAGCAATAAGCACTACATCCGTTAAAGTCGCACCATCGGCAACGTCGGTGTATTTATGAGACTCACGCTCATTTTCCTCTAAAGCACCTACCTGTACAATCGAACCATTTTGAATCTCTGCGAACTTACCGTCAGAGCCATAGAAACGACCATGCTCAAGGCAAGAAGCATCTGTAATACCGCTCATAAGATCGGTACGAACTACACAATTAGCCATTATATTACCTCCATCTTAAATTTGTTTTTTATCGTTCAGTAAACCACCATAAGCATCTACCGACGTATTTGTAACACCCTCGACGGGTATTCTACGAGACACAGGTGCCTTTGAAAACATCATAGCTTTCTTTGCTACTAATACATAACACTGAGTCTCTAATTCAGAGAGCGAATACTCAGCTGCATGTTGCTTTAATTCGGTATACGCATCACACCGTTGCAGTTGTTCATCAAAACGATCAAACAATGCCGTCTCCGCAGATGCACGCTCGTCTGCCAACTTCTGTGTCTTAAACTCAGTCAGTTCTTTAATGGTAGCATTTAATTCGCCAATCTGAGTTTCTAATTGAGCTATCTTATCTGCATACGCAGCAGAGCAATTACCAACCTGCTCGTCCACCATATGATTGATTAAGTCAGACAAAACAGAATGACTCTCAGATTGTTCTACATCAACAATAGCAAGTTGCTTACGAGTTTTAGTCTCTAAGTTAATAACCGCGTGTCCATCTACGATCTGGTACGCACATCCATACAACAGTCCATCTTCACAATCATAAAAATAGACATTTTCATTATCGTAATCATACAAGCTAAAATGATTGCCCATAACATCAAGTTCTCGCAATAATTGGCAGCGAATTTGTTCCGCAGTTAAAGCAAACGACTCCAGTACTTCTGCTCCTTCGCTTTCAACAGTTTCGTCATCGACAGGCAGTTCACCATCAGACGTTTTATTTTCTGTCGTTTCCACCTCAGATGTTTCCTCAGAAGTTGCTACAACCTCTTCGTCCGCAGACTGTTCAGCTACGTCCACATCATTTTGTGCACCATCATCTGCGGGGGCAACTACTGTCTCCTCCGCTATATCTTCTACTTCCTGAATTACGGTATTTTCTAAATCCACTGATTTCCCTCCATTCTCGGAATCCGGTAATGTGGTTTGTGCATATTCTTGTAACATCTGTTGCCACTGTTCAGCAAATTCTTGCTTACTAAATAACTGCAAAGAAGCCTGTTCAAAACACGGCTCATCGCGTTCTAACAAACAAAATGCTTCAAACTGAAATTCGTTGATATGTAATATGCCATCATCTAACTGTCCATTAGTAACACTAATTTCTATAGACTGAGCGGTTGTGCCATTCTCGACAAGTTTCTGATAACATGGTTGACGTTTCCATAATATAACATTATCAATACATAAATAGTCATGCACAACGCCATTGTCCTCAATTGATTTCCAATAAAATTTCGCCGATTCAGGCACAACACCGACAGGTTGGGTGAGGTTGATAACACTTGCTCCATTAGGTGACAATGATAAAATTGTGTCATGACCACCGATTTCTTTTGTCTCGAAGTCATAATTAGCAACAATCGGACAGTTTAAGGCTGACCAAGCACTTTTTTCAAATGCCTCTTTGGAGATTGCAGTCTGATTTCGATTTTCACCGGTGTAAGCTACATTCAATGTTCCAAGAGCGAAAGAGTCATTGATATCAGTTAAATTAGAAACCGAATTAGAAAGTGAAGACTTCAAACGAATCTTTTCTATGATATCTCACCTCCTATCAAATAATAAAACTGCCATCAGGCAGTTAGAGTATCAATTTATTTGTCACATATAATTCTGATAATATATCACTTAACTCATTACTTGAATAACAACTATACATATCAGGAGAACAAACGAATATATATTGACCGCCTCTAACATTTAATAGATCAAAATTTAACTCTCGCAACCGTTCGGCGGTTGAGGGGTTGCAGGTATATAAAAATAATGCGTTACCGTTTATCATTGCTATCATTCGCCCTATTCTTTTCACCCGACTCATCTACTGTGTCCTGGGCAGGACGCCCCGGCGAACTATCACTGCTTTGCGTATGAGAAGATGATACAGGTATCATTTCCTCGTGCAATTTCATTGTCTCATTTTCTAATACTAATAAACCGCTAAAATCAGACGGCGTAATGCCGTATGCTGCGGCAGCCGCATATTTCAACGGGAAACTATATTGACAAGCCTTGAGGTATTGTTCCTGTGCGTTTTGCTTATTAAATACAGTCGAATTTAAGAATGTGAGCTTAAAATGATACGTTCCCGATAATTGTTTTAATTTACGATTAACCCATCGTTCAATCTGCCGCAGTAATGAATATACAATTTCTGCATCTGTTTCGATTGACAGCATAATTGCAGAAGACGATGTAATATCATCTTTACCGAGAATAGCAGACGATGCACCGCTACCGCTCCAAAATGCAGCTTCACTTCGCGCAACCGTATCTGTGTCACGAGTATTACCAGATTGCTCAAAACTTACTTGGTCGATATCCATGGGGGTCATGCCAAGACCAACACCGGGTGGCATCTGCTGTCCCATTTGCTCATAGTAATTATTCGCAAGTCTTTCTGGTAACTTAAATCTGCCATTTTCAAAAGGTATTTTCAAATAGACCAATTTATAGTTATCAATCTCAGTGCGAGCCTTCATGAGCTGCTTATAATCAGCGATGTCGTAAATGTCAGGGAACGTCCCTGCAAAGGGAGGGAAAATATATTCTAAATCTTCATTTAGCTTGAAACATACTTCTTTTTTTGTATCAAGCTCTTGCCAGCGTTTGCCTTTTCGATCTGATTTATACAATTCATATTTGCGCTGAAATTCAGGAGCATAGTACGGCAGCAAATGCAACCGAGAATTGAAAAAGCTAAAATCAAATTCAAAAGTAAACACGCCGTCTTCAATTGCAGACAGTCTACAATAATCAGCATTTAATTTTTGGATGAAGTACGAGTCTTTCTGCTCATACTCATATCCATAAAATACATCCTCACGCCAAATCGTAGTTGATACTTTTTGTAATTCATGTTTCAAATTCATCCGCTCTACTTGGTCAACGGCCTTTTTGAAACAACTCTTAAAACTCTTCTCGTTAATTTTCGCCTGGGGATCAACCCCAAGTGGTGTTAGATAGAAGTCAAACGTCGGCATTTTAGCAAAATAAGAAATCAAACGACGATAATGACTGGAAATATTGTAAAGCATGATAGATGCTTTTCGCAGTTGCCTTTCAGAATTTGCTGGACGCTCTAACAAATCCAGAATATCTTTTTTTGTAAAAGAACCAAATGTGGTCTGAGTATCAGAAGTAATACTGCCCGGAGGTCTTAAATATTGTTTCGCAAGTTTCGCGTATCTTAAAAACTGTTCATCTACAACTTGATTGCTACTCACACATACACCTCCTTTAGAGTTTTCTTAATACTGGTTTACGGAACGGAAGTACAAACACTTCTGGTTCATCTTCTGGTCTACGTGTTACCACATCACCGCGCCGCAGTTTCGCTAAATACCAACACAACAATCCAAACGCAAATACGCGGTCATCGTGCATACGATTTCTTTTGTCGGCCGGAAAATCATAACGAATATTACCTTGCGTTACATACTTGCACATAGTAACAATTTCTGTTTTCATTAACTCGATTTGAGAACAAGCTACCATCTGTTCCGGCGTCAGTTGAGTAACAATGTCATTGCCTTCATCATCAATATGGGTAATAAAGTCTCTGCCTTCTGGATCGGCAGGGAATGATACCACTCCAAGTTTCACCATTTTTTCAATCGCATCAAAAATTTCATTTCTGTGCGCTCTAGGATCGACAAGCGTCATAATATCAACTGCATCAGGATAAGTGGCTCTAGCACTTTCATTCGCCTTATGAGAAACATCAATAATGCCTTTGTGTTCATTACCAAATGAATCTGTCCAGTGAGCTAACATATAATCAGCTACAGAACCAATGATCTGACCACCGGCACCGGCATCACAAATAATACGTTTAATGTTTTCATAGTCTTTTTTGCCGTGTTGCGTGCCGTTATAATCCAACAATAATTGTTTGAATCTTTCTACTTGCTCAGGGAAACGCATTGGCGTGCGCTGTTTGGTTTTAACGTCAACTAATGAGACAACATTGAGAATGCGCATGTGCCATCCCATATCGCGTGTACGGCCAGAATCTTTGTCGCGTTCTTTCTTTTTATAAAATTCTGCGATTACAATAACCGAATTATCGTTCAGTCTCGCAGAGTCCCACGACATACAAATGATTCGATTGCCGGTATCGTTGGACATAATAGGAGTATAGTTTTCTGTACACTGCATCAAATCTCGACGAGAAATAATTTGCCCTTCAAAAGAGTCAGCAGAAAAATGATTATAGTATTCTCGTAATGCAGCCTCGCGCTTTTCGGTCATCATTTTATCAATCTGATCTTTAGATACCAGAGAAGTATAAGGTTTACCATCAACCTTTGCATTCAACAAAGCATCTGCTGTAAAGTTGACAGAGAAGTACCGAGTATCGCCAAGTAACATACGTTCTGATATATTCTTAAACTTACGATAAAAACCAGAGTTTGTATCAGAAGCCGAAGACGCATATAATAACTGTCTAGGGAATCCTGTAGGCTCAATGCTTAAATCGACATCTCCACCTAATTTGAATTCTTCATTCTGATTTACAAATGCTTCTGCTTGTGTAAACAATTCGTCAGAGAACCAACCTGCTTCGTCAAATACGACTAATGATGCACGCTTACCTTTAATATTTGTTGGGTCAGAGTTCAATGTATATACAGCAGCGTTATTAAACAAATTCAATTCAAACGAGTTCGGATCGTGCTTAAATCCTGTTGAGTTTGCACCATCTTTGCGCAACTCATTGTAGAACACATCAGTAACACCTAGGAATGTCTCAATACGTTGTGTAGCAATTTCTTCAATTTTTTTGAATATTTGCTTTGACTGACCGCCGATTTTGCCTAACAAGTATGTAACATGATAGGGAATCAATAACGACCGTAACATAACATAAATTGCGATCAAGGTAGTCTTGCCAGCGTTTCGACATTCAAGCCATAATACAAACTGTCGCGGCCAAGAGTTGATTAAAGCATATTTCTGCAAATCTAACATCTCAATGCCAAATACAGCCGAAGCAAAATCAACTGGATTCAAACGTCCCCATTGCACAAATTTGCAGAAACGCAAATACTCTTTAATCTTTTTTGCGCTGAGTGCTTTATAGTATTTGTACGCTAACTGTAACAAGTCAGGGTCAGTAATCTCGATCTGGTCTAAACGAATAGACGCTAAATCAAAACGCACTGTGTCAAACTGGAAAATTTCATCATCGGCAATAGCGGGGGAGAGCTGTGTACTAACTGCCACCTATATCACCGAGCCTTCGCCTTTATTTGTTCTTCTAAGTCTTTGATACGAATATTAAGCAATCTATTCTGCTCAGTTAATTCATCGTTCTCTTCTTGCAATTCCACAACAAACTGTCGCTGATCCGCGCAGAGACGAGCAAAATCATCGCCGGTTTCTGCAAGTTCATCCATTAAAGCGTGTGCGTTAATTTTGGCGATTTCCTTAAATGATTCAGCCATACGAACATCATGTATATTTACCTTAGAAAACTCAAAATGTTTTTGTTCCATTTCACGCATTTTGAACGACAGTGTGTTTG